CCGCCGTTGGATTCGCGTGGAACATCCCGCCCGTCCCTACCGTCCCGACCATCAGTGCAAGGTCTGGACGGCTGGAACCCTTGCGGCTACTGAGTTGTCCTAAGTGTCCAGACTGTCCATACCTGTTGAGAGGTTTTGAGATTGGTTTGATGGGGTGGTCTTCCATGTACACGCGCGCGAAAAGGTCTGGACGGTCGGGACGGCCTTGCGTTGCAAGGGGCAAGGTCTGGTCAATGGTTAGGACAGGTCCGGACGATCCTGCCGAGGTCTGGTCAGAAGTCAGGGCCATTGCCCACCTCCGCGTGCTTGCCCTGGCTGCCGCTCGCCTTGCCTTGGCTGGCGCTCGCCATCCAGTCATCGACAGATTCACCGACCCGGAACCATCGGGGCTCGCGTCCTCCCTCGGGCCAGCGCCGCCTCGCGCTCTCCCACCCCAGCGTTTTCATGATTGCCGCCACACGCATCTGCTCAGGCCTCCCGTGCTTGCCGGCATCCAACCCGATCGCGAAGGTCAACAGGTCATCGGTGGTCCCCCAGCCGAGCCGCGTCTCCATTTGCAGGCGCGTCGGATACCTGGACGTATCGGCTCGCATCTCCACCCACGCCTCCACCCTGCCCTCCCAGCTGTCGCCCACGTACCGCGCGGCCTGCTCTTCCTTGGCGTCCTCGGGCAGCACCCAGAAGTCGAAGCCACCCTCAAATAGCTGGACGGCCTCAGCCCAGAGCTGATCGCGCTGTTCGGTGATCAGATCGATGCGCACCTGCCCTTCCGTCCTGACCGGCAGGAAGCGTCGGCCACCCGTCGGATCGCGCAGATACTGGTGTTCATTGGTCGTGCCGGTGAGTACGCACTCGCGCCTGTACGATCGAGGGACGCGGTCGTATGGCGCTCGGAACTTGTCGACGCGCCGGGTGATGGCGGTCTTTACGCTGGTCACGTCTGCCTTGGAGAAGGAGTCCATCTCGCCGATCTCAACCCCCCAGGCACCTTGGATCACCTGGTAGAAGTCTTTGCCGCTTGGCGACTCACTGGTCTCGACGAACCACTGGCTCCCGAAGATTGCGCGCAGGCCGCTGGACTTCTGCTTGCCCTGCTCGCCTTCGAGCACCAGCATGAAGTCAACCTGGGCGCCGACAAACGGCTGCTTCGGATCTACCCAGAGCAAGCGCGCTACGGCACTCGCCATGAAGCACTGCGCTGCGCGCCGGCTGTATGCATTGTCCGGCGCGCCGAACATGACCGTGAGCATCTGCTCAACGCGAGGCACGCCATCCCACTCCAGCGCAGTGAGGTACTCGCGGATGGGGTGGCGCCTGTAGCGTCGTGCCACCGCGATCACCGCCTTCAGCACGAGGTCATCGCTGCACTTCATCCGGTATCGATCAGGGTGCTGCAGCCACGCGGACAGTTCATATGCGTCAGTGTCAATGAACTCTTCCCGGCTACCACCGTTCCACGGCGGATCCCGCTCCAGCTTCACCTGGTTGCTGGAGTCGTTGAGCCAGAACAGCTTTGCCAGCCGCTCATCGTTCTCCATGATCAGGATCAGGTTGTGGAGCGTCCCCTCGACATTGTGGTCGCGGTTGAACGTCAGGTTGATCTTCCATGCTTCCGGATCTACCCCACCACCGCCTGGCGGCGGCGCACCGCGGCCACCGTCGACCACGGTCAATCTCTTACGCTTCGGCTCTGTCATCCCCGTATTGCCTTTTCATGTCCTCGCGCGATGCGCAGGTACGCCTTCGCACGCTCGCGGCGTATAGCGCGCGAGGATTCGTAAGGGTTCTCGATGGCCGCTTGAGCAGCGAGCCTATAGACCCGCGCCAGCTCCCGGTCCGAGTACTTGATGCGCTCCAACAGGCGGCCATTACGTGACATCGGGGGCCACCACATTCAGTTCGACGACGCGATTGGCCGCCCAGGCTGCGAGCTGCCGCGGCGTCCACTTGTCCAGCTCTAGTGCGTCGGCGATATCCCAGCCGTCGGGCTGCCCGCTTACGTCGATCATCCGGATCGACTTCGCCCCAGCGCGTGCGCAGAGCTGCGCTACGCCCGGAACATAGTTGCCCGCGTCGTTGTGCCAGCCCAGCATCGCCTTGCGGCCTGCAGGGTCTGCATCAGGCCCAAGCACGACATCACGGCCTGCCACTGGCGACCAGTCGGACTTGCCGACGGCATTGCCGCCACCAGCCCAGGTCAGTGCGGCGTACCCCGCCCACGCGCCAGCGCCAGCCGCGCGGCATTTTTCGCCTTCAGGGATCAGTACCGGCGCATCCGGCTTAGCCGCAAGCGCGTCCAGACCGCACAGAGGGCGCGGTGTTGGGAACTTGACCAGGCACCACTGCTGCTGGCCGTCAGGACCGACGCACCACGTTACCTGCGGCGTCCACTTTTTGAGCTTCTGCGAGGACTGCTCGACGAACTCGCAGCGCAGGACGTACCCAAGCAGACGCCCCTCGGCGTCGCGGTAGGCGTCCACCCGCGTCGGCTTCATCCGGCGGAGCTTCCCGTTCTTCGGGTTCCAGATCGGCACGGTCCATTCCTCGCCAGCCATCAGCGGCGGCACGGCTTCAGGGACCGGAAGCAAGGGCACCCAGTTCACCTCCAGGGGCTGCTCCACCACCTTTCGGACGGTCGGAGAGGCCGGCGCGAACTCGTGGCCGCTCAGCTGCGCACAGGCCTCTTTGAAATCGAGACCGGTGATCTTCTGAAGGAAACCGATGGCATCACCGTGGGCGCCACAGCCGAAGCAATGGAAGAAACCCTTTGCAGCGTTGACCGTGAAGCTGGGGGATCCCTCTTCATGGAACGGGCAGAGGCCGGTGGATTCCCTGCCGGTGCGCCGGAGCTTCACATACCTTCCGATGACCTCATCGATATCCACGGAGTTCTTGATCGCTTCGACATCGATCCCGTTATGACTCATGACCGCCCGCCCTTGCGTGCCGCACGGGCGGCAGCCATGTTCCACTGCATGCGCATGTAGTCAGCAACACGCTCACGACACCCGACGTTGCCGGTGCATACGCCAGGCTTCGGGCACGTCGTCGGCAGCGCGCCGATTGACTCCTTCCATTCCGAACGCGGTTTGCGGCCAATATCCAGGGCCTTCAACAGGCAGCAACTCACGCCCACGACTTACCCCCAAGGTCCAGCTCGCGCTGGGCAGTAGCCCTCAGTTCGTCCTCGCGACGCAGGCGCTCCCGCTCCGCCATTGCTTCGTCGCCGACAAGCGCGGGCACGGCGTCAGTGAGCGCACGGGCGGCCTCTTCCATCGCACGGCAAGCAGCAGCGCTCATCTTTCCACGCCGCCTGTACCGTGCCCGGGGTGCGCGGAAGGTAGCCACGTCATTCACGCCGCCGACCTTTCTTCAATGCGCGGCGCAGGTTGCGTTCCATGCGGTGGCACATGGTGCGCAGTGCCTGGAGCGCATCGAGCATCTTGTCTGCCTCCGCCAGCGTCACCTGGTTGTCCGCCAGAACGTCCAGCGCAACAGCCGACAACTGCCCACAAAACTTGGAGACGTGCAGCAGCTTGTCCCTGATCGCCGCTATCTCATCGGGCCATCCGGCCTCGGGCGCGGCAGGCACGTGATCCACTGCCAGATTGAACTGAGCGGCCAGTGACAGTATCCAGTCAGTGGCGACCGAGGTTCCTGCTGACAGCTCCATCATCCAGTCCGTCAGCATCTCCAGCATCTCCATGGAGATGGACTCACCGTCCAGGCCGCGCAGCTTTTTGCGCAGGGTCTCGCCCTTGATGCTGACGCAGCGTCGCTCGGTCAGATAGGCGGCAGCAGCGTTCACGCTGCCAGGCATCTTCATGACGGCGTTGTATGCAGCATCGCGCCAGTAGATATCCGAGCGAGCGCAGGTCATGCCGCCCCCTGAAACGCTGCGCGTTTCATCGTTCCGCTGCAGGCAGCATCGATCGCAAGATGCAGGCCATGAGTGAAATCCTCTCCTTCCAGCAGCGCATGCACTTCAGCGCCCTTCGCCACTACAGCGTGAGCCGAGGTATGGGTGGGGTGGCGGCGGTCTTCTTCGCACCTGCCGTTGCTGACA